CCCCGAATTTGAACGGGCGGTGGAAGAAATCAACGAGCGCACGCTTGACATGGTCGAAAGCAAATTGATCGAAGGAATCAACGAAGGAAACGCACGTTTGATAATGTTTTATTTGAATTGCAAAGGGAAGAAACGCGGCTACGGATTGAAGAACGAAAACGAAAGCGACAAAACGGGCGGCATTATAATCAATATCTCTCAGGAAGAAGCGGACTTCTAACTATGCGAACGCTAACCGCACAAGACGCACGATTTGAACCGTTAGCAGGCGAAGTCTTTGAAGTAGAATCGGTTCCGGAAAGAACGTTTGTCGCCGTTGCTTTGTCGGTTGGAATCGAAGAGAATCTTTGTAATATCTGCGCTTTCCGAGATAATAAAGAAGTCTGCAAGCGAATCGTTTGTTTTAAAGACGGGCGACAAGATAAACGCCGCGTTATTATCGCGGAGAAAAAACCGATTCAATGGGAAACGACGTAATACAAACCGGATATCAGCCGACCGACGCACAACTTGCGCTTCGTCGTCTCGTTCGAGATAAAACGCGGGTTTTGGCTTACGGCGGTTCTCGTTCCGGCAAGACGTTCGAACTTTGCCGAACTATTGCGGTTCTTGCGTTTAGATATGGCGGACGATATGCGATTTTTCGCCGTTATTATAACGCGGTGCGATCTTCTGTATTTATCGATACTTTCCCGAAAATGATGAGCCTTTGTTTTGCGGGCTACGTTTACGAAACAAATCGTTCTTTGAGTGAAGTTTATTTTCCGCATAACGGCGCGGAAATCGACTTCGTCGGTCTTGATGATAATAAACGAGTCGAAAAGATTCTAGGACGTGAATTCGCTGGCATTTATTTCAACGAATGCTCCGAAATTTCTTTTTCTTCGGTCGAAGTAGCAACAACTCGTTTGGCGCAAAAGCGTTTCGACGCAAACGGAAAACAACTTCGGAATCGACTTCTTTTCGATTGCAACCCGCCCGGAAAAACGCATTGGTCGTATCGACTTTTTATTGAAGGCGTTCACCCGGTTTCGCGGCTTCGAATTCGAAACGCAAACGACTTTGGCGTGATTCAAATCAATCCTTATGACAACGCCGCAAATCTCCCTGACGGATATATCGACGAAACGCTTGGCAACGCGAGCGAACGCGCAAAGCGGCGTTTCCTTTACGGCGAATTTTCCGACGAAAACGAAAACGCGCTTTGGAAATCGGCGACAATGATCGACCCGTTCCGAATAAACGACACGCCCGAAGAACTTGAAAGAATCGTTGTCGGCGTTGATCCAGCGGTTACTTCGTCCGAAGCGAGCGACCACACCGGAATCGTCGTTTGCGCTGCGAAGATTATCAACGGCGAAGAACATTATTTCGTCTTGCAAGATTCTTCTTTAATTGCGCCGCCGGAACGTTGGGCGGCGCAAGTCGTCGGCGCGTATAACGATTGGCTTGCCGAACTCGTTGTCGCGGAAGTCAATCAAGGCGGCGACCTCGTGGAATCGGTTTTGCGCAATATCGCACCGAATTTGCCGATTAGAAAAGTGCGTGCAACGCGTGGCAAGATCGTTCGGGCGGAACCGATTTCGACGCTATACGCGCAAGGGCGCGTGCATCACGTCGGATATTTCGAAGAACTTGAAAACGAAATGACGAGTTACACGGGCGAACGTTCAAAAGAAGATTCGCCGGACCGGCTCGACGCGCTCGTTTGGGCGCTCACGGAACTTTCGACGAACGGAACGTCGTCGGTGGAGCAAGGCGAACTTTTCTTTGGCTGAGATTTCGGCTTGATTTTGCGCCGAAAATAATTCACGAAAACGTCAAAAAATCGTCGAAAAAATCGTGAAAAAATATTTATTTTTCGATTAAAAATTGAATTTATTTTTTATTTTTTATGTGCGTTTGACATCGTAAAAACCAGAGTCAAAAAATAAAATAAAAAATCCTTTTATTTTATTTCCTTTTATTTATTTTATTATTTATTTTATTATTTATTTTTTAACACGAAGTTTATATTTTTCTTGATTCAAGATAAAGCGCGTTTGTTGTCGAAAGAATCGAAGAACGTTTTGATTTTTCTTTCCAGTGCAAAAGACAAAGATTTCGAAAAAATGATCGGCACGCATAAATTGGCAAAGACTTTCGATAATTACTCAAAAGGAACGACGCTCGCAGTCGTTGAATCGTACCGTGGCACTTACTCGGTTCGTGGGTATAAGTTCAAAGAACTTTACTTGGCAACGACTCGCGGCGTTTTACGTGTCTTCTCGACTGAAAAAGAAGCGCGTGAATACCTCGATGTTCACGTCGTTGGCAAACGTGGCGTGATACGTCGAATTCCGTGCTTGGTTCTCGATCGTTAGCAAGACGCGGCGCGGCGACGTTCGGACGGGTTTTCGCTCCTTTGTTCCCGAAACCGAACGTTTCGCCGCGTTTGTTATAGCCGTTATAGCTCAATGGGTAGAGCGCTTGTTTTGTAAACAAGCGGTTCGGCGTTCGAATCGTCGTGGCGGCTCTTTGGAAGAATGGCAGAGCGGTTGATTGCGTCGGTCCTGAAAACCGATAAGGGCGTTTCCCTTCGTAGGTTCGAATCCTACTTCTTCCGCTTCGGGATTATCGAACGAGGAGCAAAATAAACGATGAAACGACTTGTTTTTTCCGCTTTTACAATCGGCGCAATTCTTTTTTGCGCGACATCTTTTGCCGTCGATTTTCGACGCGCTAAAACGTTTCAAGACTGCTACGAAGCGTCTTGCCGCGTTTGCGTATCAAACGCACGCGGAACGGGAACGTTTATCGGCTATGACGCGGAAAAAGATCGTTGTCTGGTACTTACGAATTATCACGTAGTAACAAACAACAATTCCGCTCGGCTTGATTTTTGGACGAATGGAACTTTGCAAAGCGTTTCGGGCAAGGTTTTCGCTCGATTCTATAACGCGCAAATTCCGTACGATTTCGCGTTGATTTCCGTCGATCCCGAAGAACTTGAAAAGATCGCGCCGCCGTATATCGCGCTCGCCGGAAAAGACGCGGCGCCGGATTCAAAGTCGTTTATCATTTCGTCGGGCGCGCCAAAAGGGCGACACGTACAAGCGTGGAAAGGGCAGGTTTTAGGATATTTCAACGGCGCAACCGTCGAATTTAGACCCGCGCCGGTTCCGGGACAATCCGGCTCAGCGATAGTCTCCGAAGTAGACGGAGAACTTTGGGTTACTGGCGTTTTGACGTGGCTAATCGGCGCGGAAGGCGCGGACGAATCAAAGGGCGGCGCGATTCCAATCTCGAACTTATATCGCGCTTTAAACGGGCGCACCGACGCTTCAAGCGGTTCGGAATCGCCGATACCGCCCGACGCGACCGAGTGCGTTGAAAAAAAATCTTATTGCGTCGAAATATTTCAGGATAATTGCAAGCCGTGCGACGACGCGGAAAAAGACGTTGCGCAGATCAAAAAAGCCGGATTCAATCTTGTTTCGTATAACGCTTCACTCAAAGAAGGGGCGCGACGGGCAAACGACCTCGGCGTAAAATCAACGCCGACTTTTATCGTTTATGACGCAACCGGAACCGAAACGGCGCGTTTTGAAGGAGCAGGGCACGGCGCGGAAATTGTCGCCGCGCTGAAACTTTCCGAAAAGCCGACTGCGCCGAAGATTCAAAAGCAAGCGGCGAAAGAACCGCCGAAGCCGACGACGACCGACGAGGAAGCGGATTATCTGCAAGAGGATCTTCGGCTATATGAACAAGACTTGTTCACACTTCCAAAACTTGATAATTCCCCCGAACTCGTTACGGCAAACGATTTTCGGAAGCGTGCGCCGGTTTACGAAAACGCCGACGATTACGAAAACGCCGGATTCTTTGACGATTCCGACGCTTGTTGGCGGCAGCGAAGAAGTCAGCGCGAGCAAGAGTTAACGCCGAAAGAACAAGCGCCGAATCCGCAAACGCCAGCGCCGCCGACGATTGACGAAGGCAAACTTGGAGATCGACTCGGGAATCGATTACGCAACGGACTTTCCGATTCTCTCGGAGCGCAAATTGAAGGCGCGATTGACTCCATAGAAAAGCGCGTCGAGAAAAAAGCGGATTCAAAAATCGCCGAAGTCAAAGCCGATATCCGCAAGACGTTCAATAAATGGAAGTGGCGAATCTTCTTTGCCTTTATCGCGGTTATTATCCTTGCTAACTTGTGCGCCGGTCTGATTATAAACGCTTTTAAAGGTTTATATCATTGGTTGCTTTGCGACGATTTGGACGATACGGAAGATGAACTTATTTCACAAGATACTACTAACAACGTTGGTTGCGAAAGGAAAGGAACGGCGCAAAATGACCGACTTCGAAGAACGAAAACAAAGGCTTGAACTCTTTAAACTTTCGTGCATTTGCGCGTTGCTATTGCTTGCGATTCTTTCACAAGTTTTTAGTTGCAACGCAAGCGAAAAGCGCGACGCAAAAATCATTGATTACGTCGCAAAAATTCAACTCGTTATGGAGCAAGTCGCAGAAAAAGAAAACGTTACTTGCCCTATCACGAACGCGGAGCAAAGCGAATGACGGACGAAATCGACCCGAAAACCATACTTCCCGAAAACGTGCAAAGAGAAGCGTTTCGCGTTGGATATCGTTTAGGAATCGGCGCGGGAAAGTATATTGAGTGGGTTCACGCAAGAGACGCGAATCGACCCGAAAACGTTCGAATCGGCGCGTGGAAAGAAGCGTTTGACAAGATCGCCGACGCGGCTATGGAAGTGGCTCATAAACGTTTAGATCGTGCGATTGCGCAACTTGACGGGCAAACCGAACTCGCCGCCGACGCTTTTTTCAATCCTTCGCAATATTGCACTTTTACGAGTTATCCGCCCTACGAACCGAACTTTGAAGGGTAACGGATTTCTCCCGAAACGGGAGCCGCGTTTTATAAACGTCGATCGCCGCACGGAATAAACCGACGCGTGGTTCCATTGTTGCGATCGTCGTTGCTCGGTGGTCGAGCGGCGCGGTTTCCCGTTTTAAAATACCTCCTCTCCGTCTCGCGTTTCCGTCGCGAGTGAGGAGCGGAAAGTCGGACGTAACCGACAGCGCGAGGCGGAGTTCCTAATATACCACCACGAGACGAGAACCGCGTTTTGTTCTTCGGTCTATCGCAAGAGATTTTGTCAAGATTGTGAGTCTCTAAGGCGTTAGCTCGTTGACAGCCGACAAGCAAGGCGGCGCGGTTCTCGTTCTTCGTTTGCAAACAAATCGCAAGTCAACTAACGAAACATTTTAACACGCGATAAATAAATAACTTAGATAAAAGCGAATTTTCGCAGTCAACTAAAATGGAACAAACGATCGCTTTACAAAACGAAGTTATCACCGGAATCGAAGAACAAAAAGACGTGATTGTTCTGGTACTTGCGGCAAGCCGAATCGACGAAAACGGCGAACGGCTCCCGATTACCGACGGGCAAAAGGAAACGGCGATGAACGCGGCGAAAAGCGTTCTACAATGTGTCGGCGCTGAGGTTACCGTAAATTCTTCCGCGTTGTTATTTCCGGCGGTCGAATTACAAGACGGCGAAACCCTGAAACTAAGCGTTTTAACGACGCTCACGAAAGCAACTTCCGAATGAGTAGAACGTTCAAGATTTTGCCGGGACCGACTTCACGAACGCCGTCCGGAACAAACGCTCCGGCGGCGGCTTGTCGTTTCTTGGAATCTTCGGCGAACTCGTTCATTTTTCAGGGGAAGCAACAATACAACGTTTTTAATAACGGACTTTATTTTTGGCAAGCAAATAAAACTTTCGCCACAACTTCCGCGAATTATAAATACGGTTCCAATCAACAGATTATTCAATATAGCGCGGTTGCGCCACAAATTAGCGTCGATCTAGCAAGTCTAATTTCCGAAACAAAACTTTGCCCGAATCTTCAAGTAAACGAATTTGAACAAATCGGTCTAACCTTAAACGGGATTGATCTTTCCGGAATAAGAACGTCGCCGAATTTTAGCGTCCAATATCTATATGAAATCAGCGATTTTATCGTCGATGAATTTCCGGCAAGCCCTAGTCTCCAATCGGTTTTGACCGGAACGACCGGAAGTATGACGGCAAGTAAAACGTTGACTTTGGAAGAATCGCATATCGGAACCGGAACTTTTGTTGCCAATAATATTTCAACGCCGCCGTCTTATTGGCTTGATTCTTATTGCTACGCTAGGTTCGGCGCTTATTTTTCAAATACAATTCCGGCAAACGCGGTTTGGGAATACGATCGAAGAACGCAAACGTGGTCGGGACCGACGCACGCAACTCCTGGCATTCCTGACGATAACGCCTACCACTTGTATATCGATTGGTATTTCGGATAAAGGATAAACAATGGCAACTATTTATTTTACAAGCAACGCCGATTCCGGTTCCGGAACTTTACGCGCCGCGTTGAATAGCGCGGAAGCGGGCGACGTTATAATGCCCGATCCCGAAGTTTTTACGTCCGGTCCGGTCGAAATCGCACTTTCATCAGCGCTTATAACGCAGGTCGATATTACGATTGACGGCGGCGAAATCGGAATCGTTCTCAATGGGCAAAACTCAAATATATCAGCGGTTTCAATCGCAACCGCCGGAGAAACGACTCTTATAAATTGTGTAATCAAGCGTTTTAAAAGAACGACGGCGGCTCCGGTTTATTTGAATCACGCGTCGGCGGTTTTGAATTTATATCGTTGTATTATCGCAGATAACTCAAACCGTTATTATGGTTCCGTATACGTCCTTCGCGGCGAATTGAATCTATACGACAGCCTTGTCACGGGAAACGATATAACGACAAATTCGAGCTACGCCGCACTTTATCTTGCGTCGAATGGTTACGCGAGCGCGACGCGATCAACTATCAGCGGTAACGTTCGTGCAAACGTTTCGGGAACGTCTCGTTTAACAAACGTCAATTCTTTTATCGGTTTAACGGCTCCCGAAATCGACGGTTCAACGCCTTCGGAAATCGGATTCGTCGAACCGCCACCGAGCGCGTCGATTACGTTCGGCGAATATACGGAAGGAGATTGGGAGTCGTGGGACTTCCGGCTCAAACCGACGAGCGCATATTTGACGGGCGCGGCGTATCAATCGGGCGATAAAGACTTACTCGGCCACAATAGAACGGGTTCGTGGGGCGCGTTTGACGGTTCTTGGATTGTCGGAACCAATACTATTTCAGCGAATACAATTTGCGATTGGCTCGAAATCGGCACGACCGACGTTTTGACTTTAAGCGGTGCGGATCGAATTTTGACTATCCGAAGAGGCGCGTATATTTCAACCGGCGCAACGGCAACGAGTTCGACGCGTGGGTATTTGGTTTTGCCGTTGGGCGTTTCGTCCTCGGCTCTTGCTCTAACAAACGTTGTCGCGTGCGTTTCCGGCGCGAGCGCGACCGATCTTGCCGCGTCTCCTTCGGGATATACGTGGACGGCGGTAAACCCTTCGATTTCTGTCGTTTTGGAGAAGCAAGTAAACGGCGCGTGGACGACGGTTGCGCAAGCGAGCGGAAATAGTTATTCGACTGCGCTTTCCGTCGGCGATTCGGTTCGATTATTCGACGGCGTGAATTTTTTCACGGCGACGGTCGAAGGCGGAAGTTATGATTTCGCTGAACTTTATCAAGCGATCGTCGTTTCAATTCCGCTAAATAGCGATGAAAAAGAATGGACGGCGAACTCGCATTATATAACAACTTGGGGAAACGTCTCCGGAACAATCGCTCTGGACGACGACAGGCACGAATGGCAAACAATCATTTCAATTATTTCGGTGGACGATATGGACGGAAAAGTTAAACCGGGACAAGCGATTTCGATTCTTTCACGAATCTATGACGCATTCGATAACACGGAACCCTTGCTAAATAGTGGAACCAATATTGATTCCGTTTATTATACGTGCGAAAAGTACGGCAAGGGATTATACGTCGAGGAATTCACGCCCGTGACGGGGCACGCAAACGTTTCGGCGGGTGCGTCTTGCGTATTATCGCAACTCACGACGGACGACGCTTGGGACGTTGACGAGACTGGTTATAATTTTGTTTTAACTCCTGATATAAGAACGAATCCGCTCTTTACGTCGCCGGGCAATTATCGGTTTACTATCACTATCAACTTGACTTCCGGAAACCCGATTGTTTTCTATAAAGAAGTCGAAGTCACGAATTAAATTTTTGAGAAACGCGCATAATTTGCAACGTCGTTTCGATAATAGAAATTAAACGGAGTCAGTGGATTTCCGAGCTAATTCCAGTTGGAATAATAGGAACGTTTAGTTATGAGTATTTTTGACGACTATCAATCCAAAGACGAACTCTTGCGCGATCTTGAAGCCGCGATCGTTGAAAGCAAAGGCGAGGACGGAACGACAACGTTTCGACTCCCGAACGGCGCAGCGGAAACGTTTCGCGCAAAGTACGAAGCCGAAGTGAAAAACGCGAAAGGGCAACGCGAAAAGAAGCAAGAGGCAGAAGCAAAACTTGCGGAATTGACCGCCCTTCGTGAAAAGGAACTTGTGGAACTTCATCAACTTCGGGAGATGAATCCGAGCGATTTGAAAACGACTTTGCAAAAGTACGTTGATCAAACCGCCGAATCCACCGCGAAAATCAAAGCGTTAGAAAAAGAAATCGGTCCGCTTCGAGAAGCGAATCAAGCGTACAAAGCGCGAGAGACGCGAGAAAAGATCGAAGCGGAACTCGTGGCTAACGCACGGAAAATGAATTGTTGCGATTCCGCTATGCGCGACGTGAAACGACTTGCGCCGATGTTCCGGATTACGGAAAGCGGCGTGGTTATGACGGAAGACAATAAACTTGTTCCCGAAGTCTTGCAAGCGGAAATCGAACAGTCGCCGCACTGGTTGAAACGATCGCAAAGCGGCGGCGTGAATCCCGGCAATTCACCGTTGACGAGCGAAGCGCGTTTCCGAGAAGCGCTTAAAGGTTCAGACTTCGGAGCGGTTTTGGCGAACGCGCCGCGACAAGAGGTTCGTTAAACGATAGTCTCGTTTGAGTTTACGAGAAAGGAAAGCAATTATGGCTTCCATCACTTCGCTTGATCTTGCGAATACAAGGATCGATCTCTCTGACGTTTTGAGTTGGAGAATCGCGCAGTCGCCGAACTTCATCAATTTGTTTAATCAACCGACGGGGCAGGCGAACGCCGCAGGAATCGTCGCAACGGCGACGGAACATAAATGGCTCGAAGGAGTTGAAACGCCGAAAACGAAAGCGTTCACCGCCTACGCCTACGCAAGTTCCGCCGGAACG